ATGAATAAGAAAGTTGTAAATAACATGCTGCTAAAACACATGCCCCCACGTATACTTAGTAGAAGAACTGGAATAGATATCTACTTACTTGATGCACACCAGAAGTATGGTGAACCTATTGGTGAGTTAACCGAAGAACAGCAAGCTGCACTGGATAAATGGTGTGATTTGTTACAATAAAAAATCTAGATATAGTTATCCATTTAGAATTTCTTATTTGAGCGAATCACACTATCTCAAAACAACACGGTTTTTTACTTTTTTGGTAATACTTTTTTATTATATCATCATCAACGTCACTATTATAATTAGCAACTTTTAAAAACGTTTCTTCAATAAATTGATACCCACAAACCATCGTGTAACATGATTTTATGGATTTTCTCTCATAGTCATTTAAATATGAAAACCCCTGTTTCTCATACCAATCAGCGGCACTATCTAATGCCTCTACTGTAATACCAGCAATACCGATATTATAAACTGTTCTAATATCTACTATTTTTTGAAAAACAACATGCATCAAAAGAGTCCCGATCCTTAATTGCTCGTCAAACGATTTTAATCCGTCGTACTGAAATTTCTTGTTTACGGAAAAATGATCTATACTTATCAATGGTATACTGTCATATTCTTTATTTATTTTCCCAAATTTATCAGAACTTTGATCAACTTTGATCGACTGTGTTTGTGTAGCGGATAAAGCAAACATACCTAATATATTCTCGCCAAAATAGGCCACACTCATTCCGGTTAAATTTTCATGTTCTATTTCTTTTAGATCATCAAAAAGAAAGGTATCCATACTATGGATACCAGTTGTGTATTGTCTAAATTTCCCCTCGTCAATCATCCGATTGTAGGATACAATTTCAAAATCAGATTTTGCCATTATTCAATAATTTTTTTAGGTTTCCTAAACCATTTTGTGCTTGGATAAATCCTTGAGCTGTTGTAGAAACCTGATTTTTAAATTCAGAGCTGTGTACAAACGTCTTCGTTGGCTTAAAAACATTTTGAAGCCTTGCTGCTTGCGGATTAGAACGTACATCAATAATAACGTCTTTATTACGCAATACCATAATTATTCCTCCAATTATTCAGAACATTTATTCTATCTATATAGTATAGAACCTTTTAAACATGAACGTCAATAGTTTTTCGTAATTTTATTGAAAAAGTCTAACCAGAATTTAATCCATTTGGTCTTTTTTAATCAAAACCAATAAGCTCAGCACTTAGTTTTGTTTCGTGTTTAATACGTTTAGATAATTCAGCCATTCGTTCTTTATCCTGTTCATCATATCTGGCGATTTGTTCAGAATGTATTGCCGTACCTATTTTAGAAAATTGAAAAAATATATTTATTTTCTTTGAGTATTTTTGATATACAATCGTTACCCAATATAACTTGTTCATCTTTTTTGTGAACCGCTTATTAATTTCTTCGATTAGTTGGTCGTCGTAATTCATAATGTCACCTCTATGATATTATACGAACATTTATTCGCCATTGTAAGCGAGTCTTACCAAAACATTAATCGACCTTGATTAAATAAAAATAAACATGTAATATTTAACCATAGTTTATTCATTGGAGAATAGTTTAATGTACACAAAATATTACATACCCAAACACTTGGATCCTGTCTTGTATAGAAAAAGAATAGGATATAAGAAACACATGAGCACTTTGAGAATTTCAAAATTTGTAACATTTATTTTAATCTTCATTATTACGTTATCGGCGTTACCAACTGTACCATATTCTTTAGTTAATCCATATTTACATAGCGTATCGAAAGGACTGAAAAATCAGAGGGTAACAAAAGATCAAATAATAGAGGACCAAAAAAATGTTTCCTTCTCAAAAAATACAGTATCATATTTGAAAAAAATGAGTGGTACTGAGTTTAAAAAGGTTTTAAATGCAAAAGATGTTGCTGACATTGTTAAAATATCGAACAATAATTTAAATACTACTCAGGCTAATTCTATTAGTTTATCAATCGATTCAACTCGTAAAAGAAATACCATAACTGTGTTTAGAAACAAATTATTTAATTATGCATATAGTGCAGTAGTGTTTTCAATAATAGGAATATTTCTATTTTCGACTATAATTTTAATCAGTGACATAAAAAACAAGTTTACATGGAAGAAAATGTTTTACTTTAGTAGTTTTTTTATTAAAGAACTGATAGTTCTAATTATTGGTGCTGCTGGTCTATATACAATTATTTCAAGCAATACTTCTATTGAGGCACTAAGCTATACCGATCACATTACCTATGTACTTTTTGCTATTCCTATTTTCATATTTGGTTATACTTATATTTCTTGCTATAACATTTTCGATTTTTTTATAACAAAAATTTAAATATTATTCACAAAAAAAGCCCAACCAGAATTATCCAGTTGGGCTTTTTTTTATTTAATTATCCGTTTTGAACTTCAGTCATTGGACCAGCCTTTAGCCATACTGGTTCGCTACCTACTTGCACTTCAACACTATCAGTATTTGCATCTACATCACTAACCGTGAACACTTGACCAGCAAATGTGAAGTACGATGTACCTGCATTTGAGAAGTCTTGGTCTTTAGTTGCGATACTATTCTTGTCTGTTTCGGTCAATGGACCAACTGGAATATAGTTGTTGTAATCAACGGGCAATACAGACAATCCGTTATTTACTGCATACCAATTACCTTGATATTGTACTAAATCATCAAGCAAGAATGTGCCTGGTATTTTAACCTTTGATCCTTTTTCTAAATCTTGATCAGGCGCACTTGGACTAACGTTTGATGACTTACTTGGTACAATTTGTGAACTACCACCTGCATAGTGGAAGAAATGATATTCTGGTTGATTATCAAGTAACCAATAGGCATCATGGCCATGAATATTAATTGCACCATTTACTGCGCCAGCTGTATACCATGAACTATCAATAATATTAATACCATCATCTACAAATAGACCAGTATGGCTGACACCGCCTGCCCCAGATCCGTAGTCTTTTCCCCATAAGAAGATATCGCCAGCAGAAATATGATCACCGTCAACTTCAACAAATCCTGCTGCTTCTAAATCAGCTTTCAAAGTACCGGTATAGTGCGCACGTTGCAAATAGTTAGCGTTCCATGCACCGGCATGTTCCAACACGTGGTATACAAAACCAGAGCAATCAAACCCCAGTGTACCGCCAATATCTTGACCGTCACGTTCGTTCCATTCCATGCTATAAGTTGCACGTCCTAAATATGACTTAGCTACCTGTAAAGCTGTATCTGCATTATATCCCATAACTATTTCTCACTTTCTTTATTTACTGCGTTTGGTTCCGTTTCTATTTTCTGTAACTTAACGTGATACTCATCTTCAACCCACTTTTGTAAAAAAGGCCAAATTTCAATACCAGCTAGTTGCATGTTGGCATAAATCGACTTCAACATGTAATTACCAATAATAAGGGTGACAGCAAATGAAATGACATCAAAAATGAACGGCTGAAACGTGAAATCTCGTCCGCCTAAATGTGTTGGCACATAAGAAATTAGAATCGTGAAAGCCCAAATCACAACGGGCATAAGTGCCAACGGTATTGATGTGATTAATCCACCTAATCCACCACCACTTGTGCGCGCAACGCCATTTCGTTTACGCCATAGCGATCCTAAAAATGTATCAAAAAAGACCAAAATAAATAGGACTGCCGTTTCGGTAGCCCCATTTAGGTTAGCAAATAAGTATTGTAGTATCTGTTCCATAATTCCCTCAATTTATTTTAGCAATGTAAGTTGCGCTTGTGATTAACCATGCACCAACCGGTATATCGATGACGTCATCATGCCTGCGATATCTCGAGCAATACACCTCGCCATTTGTCTGTACTTCCATCAAATACATACCATCAAGAGAGCCTTGTTGCAGTATTCTGATATCTTGAAGCGGTCGAAATCCATTCGGAATTCTAAACATAACTTCGCGATTATAACCTTTGTTGTCCTTTGTTTTCGGTACTTTCCAAACATTGGTTGCCGCACCAGACATGGTTACCACATTGCCAATTCGGTTAATAGTCACCGGGTCAGAACCGTTTGCAGAATACGTCTTATAATTGGACGGGAATGATGGACTTGTAGTATATACTTTACGATCGATATCGCTTAAACGAGGAATTGTCTTGGTTACAGTCACCGTAGTGGCTGTTGAATTAAAGTTAGCTATCGGCATTTGATAAATAAACCCACCGTTATTCACATCTTCCTGAACCAATGACCCCATAACAGCAGATAAATAGACCTGCTGCACGTCAACCGCATAGCTCGCATTAGAAACTGTGCCCGAGGTTAAATTTTGTTTTGTCAAATCAACTGTAATCGCCAATTTTCCTGATGTGTTAGCGGGTACTGTAATATTTTCTGCAGTCACAATCTCTACCAATCGCCCCCTAACAATCGCCTGACCCGTACCGACTGTTATTTGTAATCCATTGGTTGATAAATTGAACGCATCGCCACGTTCTAACACGCCATCTGTTTCGCCTGCTAACGCACTGAATAAACTAGCGTCATTTGCTGGCGTAACGTAGTTGCGGTCAGCCTGATACATTGTTATCGTCATAATATATTCCTCTCTTAATCTCTGCCTATAAAATCTTTGCGCCCAAATCTTAAATTTCCAAATGTTAATCTCACAAGTTCCTTATCGCTTGTTATTGAATAGCTAGTTAACACAGATTTATAAACTTTTTGGTTATAATAAATGTTCGATTGCAAGCCTAATTTCAACTTTTCAAAGGGTAAAAAGTTGTTATCGACTGGCATAGAAAACTGAATATTATGATTGTAACCATTACCGGCCAAATTAGTACTGGCAATGCTATCATAAGTTGGATTATCAGTTGCTTTTTTATCAAACAAATACATTTTCAATTGCGTTGGTTGTAAAACATCATCATCTAATTTCTTAACCACACTGCCATCTTTTTTTAGCCAATATTTTGCTAAAACAGTTGGTTTTTCCATATTAGTGCTCTCTTTATCAACCAACCACAATTCATTGGCGTAGCCACGTAACATCCGACTGTCAGAAACACTCCAATCGGTGAATGTGTATACATCATTTTTAAAATTCCATGTCTCGGTGTTCTGATGTATGTCAATTTTGGGATAATAAAAAGGTATCCCATTCGACATACCTTGATCAATTCCCTTGACGTCAATGACGACATTTCGAAGTTTGAAACCTCTAATAAGGTAATCGATAAAATTTTGAACGCTGATACCATCGGAATTGCTAATCTCGAACTGCGTTGCAGTCGAATGAGAAACACTATTTAATATTTTCTTTGCACCAAAATATTGTGTCACCATCGATGCAATATGCCACTCATAACTATCACCAGCGTAACTCTTAATGACCACATCACCATTAAACACATTCCAAATATAATTAGTTGTTAGTGTCATAATGCCGCTTGCATCGTTACTATCTAACGTTGTCGTTTGGCCATAATATAATATTGCCGTTTCATCTGTTGGACGTATCGCAACATAGTCACCTGTTGCCAATTTATCTTGTTTCACAATAACAAATGTTGATGATATATTGCTGATGGCATCCATTTGTAAATCATATACCAACACTGGAAATGTGCCTTTGATTTGCAAATTATCGTGATCAAAGATTGTCATTTGTAAGGATAAACTCACACAAGTAACCTCTCTTCCTTGAATTCCATACTAAATTTAGCTGTATGTTCGATGTGCGCAATCACGGTCACATTGCCCTCTGGAATTTTCGTAAAGTTAGCTTTATTAAAGTCCTGTAACTGTGATACGTCCGTGTATGTGCCATCTTCGTTATAAACTCTGGCATACTGATCTTCCGGTAAAGAACTGACGACTAACCGTTGATTACTAGCCAATGATAAATTAAATCTAGCACTGGATATTATCTTGCCATTCTGAATAATATCCCATTCTGGATTTGATTTATTTAAACCAGATATTGTAATAACACATGGTGATCCCTTTTGAGTATTGAAATATTGAGAATTATTAACAAGGGTCAACGCGCGACTGTTACCATTAATTCGGCTTTCAAAATAAACATAACGTGTCGTGATCGTTTGTTCTGATCTAATATTAAGCAGGAGTTCAGATAGAGCACTAATTATTTCAGCTCCCCAAAAGCCATACCATTGACCCTTACTAGGTTCAGTGCTAAACGTCCCCTCGAGTTTACTTTGACTAAAGGGCACATCACTAATTTCAATATGAAAATGATCTAAATAATTTAGTGTCTTGTTAATTAGCTTTAAGATAACACTAGTTTCATTCACATATTCAGATTTTGAACTAACAGATACATACACATTAATTAATGCCCTCATTAACAATGAAGCCATATGTGTGTCATCGTATGTATTTTTAGGTGCTTCATCTTCATTAAATACTGTTGGCATATTGAAATCTGTCGTCCAGTAGTTATCAATAAACTTAAAGAAATTAACCGCAATACTGATAGCTTGTAAACTATCTGGATTATTTCTGACAACACGAGCCACTGAATCAATCGCTCGGTACTGAAATCCACCCCAATTAACATTTGGATCTGGTGCAGGTAGCCAACCCCATGTATCAGGCGCATGTTCGTACTGAATGCTGTCCCATCGATTCCAAAAATAGACTGGTGCAAAACCACCTATGATCCCAGTTGATGCTCTATAAGCCGCTTGCGCATCACTCATAAACCTAACATTTGTGTTCAAAGCATCTTCATTACTATTTCCAAATTCATCGTTAAAATCAGGTATTTCTTGCCAAATATAAGGCGTTTGGTACCCAGAATAAGCCGGACCTCGCCACGTATTGACGTTTCCCTCCAAAAGATGATAATCAAATGGGGCGACATATGGCACATAGGCTAACGGAATTGTTGGCATAGGTGCTATAAGTTCGATCGATACATTGACCTCGTCCAAACCCGAATAGGACAACGTTATCGTTGAATAATTTGTATTATCTGGTAAAGTCACTAGCGTGCCGATGTAATCAATATCAATCTCTGATGAACTTGTTGCCGAGTCAACTAATAAACTACTAAATTGACCAGTCGGAAACGTATTCAAACCATCATCAGAAGTGAACAAGTTTTGTTCTAATGTGATGAGATGATATTGGTTACTTTTGGGCAACCTGAAACGCCAAGGTTTATCATTGACATCTCGAACGACAAAATCAATATCATTATTAGTTTTGTAACGAAAATCAAAAGGAAAAGTAGGCGTCTGTCCTAGCCCGAACAAGAATTGTGCCCAACCGCCTGTGACTTTAGCCATTTCAACGTGTTGTATTGCAGTGTTTCCGTCAACGATCGTTTCAGAAGTGACACTAGATTTTTCATCATGAATTATCGTACCCTCTGCATGACCACGATAATTTGGGCCCCAAAAAATACTAGCTGATTTAAAGAAATCTTCCTTTTTTAAATCAAAAGTCTGAACTTTACCGCTGCCATCAAGATGTATTGGCACTACCCAGCGTTTATCAGGATCATAAACATTTTCTTCATCGATTGATAAATTCATGACAATTTTTTGATCACTACCAATTTTTGCATGAATATAATTATCACTACCAAAATTAGCATTCACCGACCCCTTACCTATTTGACCATCACCAAATTTTGTAATTGCGGGATAATGAATATCGATGAAACCTGTTTTTTTATTTTGGGTATAGGTCTCAATATTTTCACGAGTCGAATAGCGATATATTCCGTTTTCAAAAATATCATACCCTAGTCGCGGTGGTGTTATATATACAATTGAGTTATCAATGTGAAAAGCATGTCTCAAGGCCTCTGATGTTGAGTTCAATGCCCTAGCCCATTTTTCGTCACTAGTGGCATCATACAGTAACTTAAAACAGTCAAGAACCCAAGCTAAAGAATCAATCGCACACACCGTCTCACCCTCTTGTAACTTTCGCCAAATTGGGTAGGCATCATAATTTTCACCTTTTTTAATTATTGGTCCTGTGTTGGTGCCATACACGACCAATAGATCAGCTGTGACAGTGTTATCTGATAATGTCACTGTTGCCGTGTTATCATCAACGTATTCAATAGTAGCAATCTGGTAGCTCTTACCATTAATGACAGAAAATGGTGAATCCCAAACTAACGTAGCATTGGTGGCACGCACCGAAAATACTTTGAATAGATCATTTATTTTTAATGTTGCTTTACCATTTTTGAATGGCGCTTTATAATTTGTAAAATATTCTTGCGCCTTAAAATCTTTTTTTGTATTAAAAAGCCAATGCGGCACCCAAGTCACATCAGGTTCATTTGGTATGGATCGACCTTGGTATAACACCGTTAACATTGCATCTGCTAAAAGCAAAGAACGCGTTAGCCATGACCTGTCTTGCGTTGCTTTATAGGCCAACAAACTACCACGTAAGGTTAATGTTTGTCCTTCCGAAGTACCAGATGTTGTCGAAAAATACCCACCTCGTCCTGTTTCAGTATGAAAACTGTTAACCGTCAACCCTTGGCTGTTGATCATCACGTTTTGACCATCGTTATCGCCCGTGAAGTTTGCCAAAAATATGTCATATTGACTGATCCATGATGTAATTTTTTCTGGTGAAATCGTCAAATCACTTGCTTGTATTTTCATCATATCGCTCCTTTTATTTCTGGTTCAGCATATACGTATGCTGATCCATTTTTATATGCAGTTAAGTAGCCCTTACCAAAGAATTGCATATCAGAATCTGAATTGTAAGCATTTGATTCTTCACTCTTATGACGGTACCAAGGGTTTATAAATTCAATATCAAAAGATTCACTCAAAAGACCGGCCATTGAAGCCTCGCCTTTACTGATTGACTTAAGTAAATTATCTCGATACCAAGTTCCTGTTTGTGTAATATATTTTAACGTCAACGGCTGGTGTGATAAGAATGATGCAAAATCACTAAAGTCAGAATATGTCGCTGTTTTTATCTGAGAGAACGTAATTGTCGTTTGAAAATTGCCTTGTGCAACCTTTGATTTTGTATGAATGAAATAATTATCTGATGCGCTAAACACGTTGTCAAGGTTTAGTCCAAGGCCAGTGGGGGCAGTGGCGAATAACTTTTCAGAAAAAAGACTTACCGATTCACCATTGCTGTTTATTAGTTCGAATTTTCTAACCATGATCAATTCACTCCTCTGCCTAAAGTATTACCAACTGTTTGCGCAATGTCTTTTTTTAGTAATACGTTACCTTTAATCGCTTCAACCATTTGGCGCGCCATGTTTTGAACGCCATCATAACTCATATCATTTGTCGGATAAATGTTAATTGTAAAATTATCTCCGCCTAAACCGCCTGTTGCTTCGGCAATACCTCGACCGATGCCGCCTAACGTCTTGTCATTCAGTGGTAATGCAGCTTCTGGTCCGGCTTCACCTACGCCATTAAATCCCCCCGGTGCAGCAAACATAGCTGGTTTGTTGAAAATACCACCTTTTGCGTACCAATTAACACCCACGTGAGGTATTTGACCCTTCAATGGATTAAATGACCCCTCCAATGAAAAATGAGGCAATGAAATATGCGGAATAGATATTTCTGGGAAATGTAATTTGAACGAAAACAAACTCTTAATCCGATCAACTATGCCAGAAATAACATCTCTTGCAGCTTCAATTGGTCCGGTCATTGCCGATTTAATACCGTTCCATACGCTAGACGTTAGCGACTTAATACCATTCCATACGCTACTTACCGTATTTTTAATACCGTTCACAACGTTTGAAATGACATTCTTGATACTGTTCCAAACAGACGAGGCTGTTGAACTGATAGCATTAAATACTGAAACTGTAATTGATTTTACATTGTTCCATATTGAAGAAATCGTTGACATGATAGCATTGACAACTGATGAAACGATTGACTTAATACCGTTCCATACGCTAGACACAACACTACTTACCACATTAAAAACAGAAGTTGTAACAGATACAATACCATTCCACACGGTACTAATTATAGATAAAATCACATTTAATACAGCTGAAACTGTTGATGAAATCGCATTCCAAACCACTGTAAACACTGATTGAATCACATTCATAATTGGCGTTATGATGTTGACCCAACCCTGTATCACATTTTGGATGTATGTTGATATGAATTGTAAGGCAACTGTAAATACCGTTGTAATTCCTTGCCACACAATGGATAGAAAGTTTTTTATGGTGTTGAAAACTGTTGTAAACAATTGCGAAAAGAAATTTAAAATAGGTTCCAAAAATGCCTTAATAACCTGCATTGCAACTATGATGATTGCTTTAATCACTTCAAAAGCAAGACGAATCGGAACTGACAAAATGTTAAACGCGGAAATAAAAAGCGCTTGTAGAATAGCGAATGTTACAGTGAAAAATATCTTTATTCCGTTCCAAATTGTTTCTATAACGCTTTTAATTGCATTGAAAACAGTTGATACTACGGACACAATACCATTCCACACAGTACTAATTGTATTAGCAATATCTGTAACAATATTTGAAATAATTGTTTTTATTTCATTAAATTTTAAAGAAACATAAGTAGTAATGGTATTAATCACGTTTGTAAATGTTTGACTAATGCTATCCCATATTCCGGAGAAAAAATCGACTACAACAGACCACGCTCCTTGTAACCATTTGACAATAGCACCCCAGTTTTTCACCGCTAAAACAATTCCGGTAATCACAGCAATAACTGCGGTAATTATGCCAATCAATGGTAACAGTGCACCCGCTCCAAAAGCCCCGATAATACCGACGATCATCGTAATCACTGGCGCTAATGTAGCTATAACAGCTGAAATGGCACCGAATACGGCGACTACTGTTTTTACGGTAGGACTTAAATTATTAAACCATTTCACTAAATCTGAAAGTTTATTGAGCAATGGAGTCATTTGGATAACAACATCTGAAAAAGCCATTTTTAAAGTATTTAACGCACTGACCCTATTTTTCACCAGGCGTCTGCTCACTCATTTTTTTTGTTGCGCCGGTTGTATCTTCTGTCTGTGTGGCAACACTTAGTAATGCTGATGATGCCTGTTGTCCCAAATCTTCGAATTGTGTTCCTAGACCTTGAACAGCTCCTTTTGCCTCGTTAGCAGGCATTGTTGATAGATCTTTACCCACTGATGTCATGACTTCTGCACTAGTAGCCTTACCATTTTTGAACTCATCAAATACGCCTTGCGTGGCCTTACTAAACTTCTGCAATGGCTCGTCAAGTTGTCCTGACGTTAGCCTTAACTGGAATTCTTTGACAGCATCCGCGACCTTATCCGTGTTAAATGCACCGGCTGCCATTCCTTCATTTAAAATAGACAACATACCACCTGCACTGATGCCTGCGTCCTGAAATGTAGGCGCATATTCATTAACTGTGTCTAAGAAATCATCATTTTTATCAAGTCCATCTTGTAAACCTTTTGCGATTAAATCAGTTGCTTCACTACCAGAAAGGCCCATTGCTTTCATGGCCTGACTTGAAGCGTTAGCGGCATCTTTGACGTCAACATTGGCATGTTTTGAAATAGCAACCAAATCTAATGAAATCTTCTTCATTCCGTCCATATCTGAAATATAGCCAAAACTATTAATGACGTCTTTTACAGCCTCATTTGCGTCACCGACACTCTCGACCATTCCTGTCCCAAATACTTCTTTGACAATATCTGTCGCCTTTTTTGCATCGCCCGATGTTAGTCCCATTGCGCTGCTCATAGTAGACTGTGCATTACTAAATTCCATAGCCGTTTCAATGACCGCACCACCTGCCTCGGCCGCTTTTTCACTGACTTTAGATAATCCTTCAGCCATGACTGCACCCTTAAACACGGACATTTTCCCAGATGAGTCTTCTGACTTTGCCCCCAAGTCCTTGATTGAACTGGCAGCTTTCTTAATATTGCTATCGTCCACACTATCTAAAACTGTATTCAATTGACGCATATCAGAACTTGCGACACCACTTTCGCGCGCGATCATCTGTAGTGCTTTGTCCATACTTTCTGCGCTTGCAGTACCATTTTTAATTGCACTTACTAACCTAGTACCCAATAAACTTTTAAAATCATCTATTGACGTTCCTGTAGCTTTAAAATAATTTTGTAAACGTAGCGTTGATTGACCTAATTCTTGCTGACTACTTTGAGCAGTTGATAGTTGTGATTTATATCCCTTTAAAGTCGCTTCGGTTGAGGCTACCTCACGTTGAAATGCACGATATTGTTCTTCGCCAATGTCGCCTGATTTAAATTGTGCTTCAACTTGTGCTTGCGCCGCTTTAAGCGTTTTCAATTTGTCGCCAGTCTGCTCTATCGCTTGACCCAGTAACTTTTGTTTTTGTGCGATTAACTCTGTGTTACCGGGATCTAGTTTCAACAACTTGTTGACATCACGCAACTCTTGTTGCGTTTTAGAGGCCGATTGATTGACATTCCCTAGTGCTTTGTCAAGCCCTTTTGTATCACCATTAATTTCAATTGTGATGCCTTTAATTCTTGATCCTGCCATAGTGACCTCCTAAATTTATGTACAAAAAAAACGCTGCTAAGCGCTAATTTTCTAAAATGAATCAAACATCGCCTGATTAGCCTTATTCGCTTTAGGCTTATCTTCTGACTGTTTTGTTTCTGAATTAACATATTCTGTGATATAGTCCATGACCTGACCCATATCCATCATCTGCATTTCTTCAAATGAAAGACCAGCTTTTTTAGCAATGTATAGATAACTTTCATCATCAAACGGCTCATCACTTTTTTGACTGGTCTTCAAGCTTTTTTTGTTGACACTGAACGCATCACCAAGTCCATTACATCTCCAAGAAAATCAAACATTGGAAATTCTTCAAAATCTGTAAGCCATTCCTCTAGCGGCTTTAGATTCATATCTGCATTTTTAGCATATATCCAAACGAAATTATACATAATAGTGATATCACCGTTAGAGAAAAGCGACAAAAGCGCAGACATTTCTTGCCCCTTTTTCGCCTTACTAGAAGTATCAGCTAGTTTTAAAAATGTACCCAAGTCACTAAAAAAATCGCGACTAAATGCGTTTTTATAAATAATTGGTGTCGCACCACTTGAAATCAAACGTACTTCATTACCACTGATGTTAATTGTCTTTTCCATTATTAAACCTCTTTCTTTTTATGTACACGGGCGAACCCGCTTTAATTACACAGCAGGAATACCAGTATAAACTTTGTCATACCACGAATCATATACAGTTGGCGTTGTCTTTGAATTTGTCTTAGTCTTAACTTTTCCTGAATAAGGATCCGGTGCAGCAGTGAACTCCAATTCTTGCGTATTGACATCAACCTTGTCTTCTTTTGACTTCGAACCATCGCCCGGACGCGATAATGACACATTAAATAGTGCATGACGTGTCGCTTTTTGGTCCCCATCAAATTCAAACATCAACGCAACGCGTTTAATCTTTGCGTTTGCATTTTCCGTTGACACACCATCACTATCATTAATACCTAGTACGTCCTTTTCAAACGCTTCGGTCAATTTTGCGATGGTTAGCTTTCCAGTATAACCCTGGTTGTTGTCGGCGGTGAAATACTTCCCATCATCCGCGAAGAACTCAATTGCATCACCACTTGCATCCAGAGATAATTCAGTCGCCCCCGGTAATGCTGCCGGTGTACCGTATGTCAACTTGATGCCGTCATCTGCAATAACTGAATATCGGACATTTTTAAGTCCAAATGTTACTTTATTTTCTGCCATTCTAATTCTCCATTTCTAAATTAAATTCATAAATCACTTCGTACATTTTTTCGTCAGTAATGTACTGTTCACTAATGACCGGGATAATCCCTAGACCACTAAGAAAACCTTCAACACGTAATTCTAAATTTTCATCTTTAGAATCCGTATACAATTCAATTGACATTGAACGCACTTTGAAATAAATCAGATCATCTGCAACCATATCATCACGCTCAGTCATGTAATAAACGGTATAAGGTAATGATGGTGCTTTCCCAACTTCAAAGTGATGATATGCTGAAGGTAATCCTGTGATATCTTTCAATTGTTTGTAGAAATCATTTAACTTCATGACAATCTCTTTCTAACCAAGGTTTCAAACTCTGTAATGACCATTTCTTCAGCTGGTTTGATGTGGACAAACGACTTTGACCGACCGCCATTTCTCAATAAATGACCTTTTTCTAGCAAGTGCGTAAGTGAGGCGTCAGTGGCATTGTGTATAACATAATTATCACCAACCTTTTTCAACTTCCATCCTTTTCGATAACGACCAGTCCTATCTCCGAAGTTTCCAGCACTACGAAGTTGTTGCACTGCTTTTTCGCCAACTTCTTTCTTAGCAACCTGCAAATCCTGCTCAACTTCCGAACTGTACATTTTCAAATGATGAGCTATTTCTTCCGCAAGGTTAATTTCTGCCATTTGCTATTCTCGCCTTCAAATAAATTGTTGTCCTATCACCGACTGAATTATCTCGATAAACATCGTACTGCTGACCTTGAAATTCGACTTTCTGTTCGCCTTTATATTCAGCAGTATTTATTTGAAATGCTAGTTCTGGTTTTAAACCTTGTTGTGAAGCATTGTAAAATTCGGAGCGACCAATCGAAAAAGGATTAGCATAAACTTTTCGTCGTGTTTTTGCTGGCTTTGAATTACCTAATTCGTCTTGCCCTTCTTCTTGTTTGATAAGAAAAATAACCGCATCAAATTTCATAATCACCACCTGTAAAATATTGTGTTGAGAAACTCAATTTGTCTTTTAATTGTTGATATAATTCGCCAAATCGTTGTGCGTCCGGGTTGTCATAACCCCAATTTGCCTTAACATATAACAAAATGGCTTGTGTGATCAAACTACTATCAACCGTATCTGATAATTTAGCCTTTTCTACAAGACCAAAAACACGTAGATCATCACGTGCTGCGATAATCAAATCGTTCAGTTCCATATCAAGTTCTTCGTCATCAAACGTTGAACGAACGGCTACTTTTGCCTTATCAAACAGTTTATCCTTACCTGACATAACTACCTCACTTGATTAATAGCAACAAGTCTGCTTTCTTTGCCTTATCATCAAAATCAATTTGCTTATCAGTGAGATATGTTTTGATTTCAGCAACAGTATTTGATTCAGTTGGAAGCAACTCAACATTTTCGGATTCAATGTCTTCCTTTAACTTTTCAAGAAAACCATCACCTAACTTGTCTGTAATTTCAACAGCACGTTCGTCTGAAAAATCAAATTCTTCCTCGATTTCAAATACACGATTTTCGGCATAGCCTCTAAATTTTTTAAGAATTTTATACATAATTATTAAGCTCCTGGTGTGATATTCACAAAGTAACCAGCTTTTGGATCGGCAACTTTAACGTCATAACGAACTACTGGTTCCAATATTTTGCCATAAATTGGATATTGAACCCACTGTAATTCCAAGTCCACACGGTCAGCATACAAAATGGCACGCTTCAAATCACCGATAAACGCTTGTTTAGAACCATCTACGTCTCCAAATGCTGTGTCTTCAACTATTTCTAATGGAATATTAGACAATGCCTTCCCAGAAGCCGATCCAATTTGATCTTGTAACAAGTAACGTCCTTCTGCATCTTTCAAAGTATCCAATAGGTTATACAGAGATTTTGTCAATACAATTGTCTTGTTGTATGCAACATCAAGTAACACGTTGTATACTTTCTTAAAATCATCGACAATTGTTGCCTCTGACACAGTTGCCTTCTGAAACGTTGCCAGAGATGCTGAAACATCAGCATTTGATGTATTAACCTTGAGTTCACGTGCATGTTGAGAAACTAAACCTACCAAATCAACTGCTGCATCATCAATTGACTCTTGTGAAATAGGAATTTGACCACGTCGTGTAACGACCTCCCATGATACGTCAATGAATTGTGGCTTTGACAGTTCTGGTGATTCTTCTAATTCCTTAACCGTGTGCATCTTAGTGTTAGCACGCTTCAAAATAGGATATTTACCAGAGGCTGACTTGACGACAGTTTTAGTAACCAGTGTTGTCAAGTCAGTTACGGTTTTCACCTCCATTTCAGGATTATAAATAATTTCTTCTGGGATGAGTACACCTACGTCTGTTGATGTGATACCCACAGTTGTGGCATCATCACGACGTTCACCCTTTGAGTGAATGATTCCGTTCAAAACGTCGCGCATTTCCTTTTTTGGTGTTGCTCCTACTGGTTGTGGCATTGAACGTGCCTCCTTTTTCTTTTCGTTTGATCGTTGTTGATCGTCTGCTGGGTCAGCGGGCGATTTAGGTTGGTCGTCATTAGCCTTATCACTATCACCTTTATCGTCGTCTTTATCATCAAGAGTATCAGGCATGGCATCAACCAGTTCCTTCAACTTCTTGATGTCTGATTCATAATCACGCACTTCTTGCATCAAATTATCAGCGTTGTCAACCTTATCGGCAACCGCTTGACGTGCTTCAGAAATCTTTGCTCGTAAGTTTGTTTTCTTTTGGGTCAATTCTTCTTGAATTGTCATATTCAATCTCCTTCTAATTCACGCACAATGGCGTTAAGTTCAATAAGTTCTAGTTCTGACGAACGTTGGGCCCTATCACGTTGTGAAATCGCAACTTTCGTGTCCTGATACGCCGGAATAGGTGTCAGTGTGATTTCAAACAATTCATCAATTTTTAGAATTGTACGCACAGCAACTGCAACATCTGTTTGCCAACGTTCATCGGCAACCGTAAAGCCAAATGACATGCCTTGAATATTGCCAACACGGATATTCTCAATAACATCGTTAGCAAGAGTTGTGTTTGGCAGCGTGGCACTAAAAAAGACGCCAGTATCATCAACGCTAATTGTTAATGTTCCTGCGTCTACACGAGCCAACACATTATTAAATTCGTGACCATAGAGTAAATATACATTGTCAAACGAAACGTCCTTAAACGCGGTTTTGTCGACATATTCAATGAACCCACCTAAGTTTTGTGACGGTTTATCAAACACAACCGGATAACCAGTAATAGTACGGCCGTCTGTGCCATCTCTAATCTCAATATTTGTTAATTTATAGCTCCGTGTTTCCTGCATTACTTACTCCTCTTCCAACTTTACCAATGGCGTTTTCTTGTCCCACCGCATCAATTAAATCAGGTGTGACCAAATCACTGTGGCTCTGTTTTAGTATTTCAAGACCCAATACAGGACTAATAGCATACCCCTTGATAAGATCAGTAGTGCGTTTTTCTAACATTGCGCCATCTAAATCGGTTGCTTCTCGAATATCAGCGATAACCTCATTGTTAAACTTCATGGATATTTCTTCTAAAACCGGCATCAAATAACGTCCTATCGTGTTGTTGTACATCGCACGTATCTGATCAGCATTAGAATGTTCAGACTCACTACCGAGCATATCAGACGGCAACAAGAACGCCTTTGCGATTTGTGCTCGTGTCCAATCAGTTGCAGTTAGCAATTTTGCCATGTCACTTTTAACTTCTAACTGAGAATACTCGAACATACCATCCATCACCATAATACGACCGGCATTCGCGCCAGTATTCGCCTCTTCAAAAGATGTTCGGATCGCTTCTCGCCCTTCTTTGTTTAATTTGTTACCAGTAGTCAATTTCAACATTTCACTAGGTTTAGCTGATTTTCTAAATATAGCATTGGCAAGCACATTATTATCTTCTTGAAGTTTTATTTCCGACATCAAAGCAGTGAGCGGGCTTTTACCACTCATACCACCGTTTGTTGACAACAATTTCAAGTGCACAACATCATCAGCTGGAACGTTTTTTAAATCTGACTCCCGCGTACCATCGAAATTAATATCATAAGTAACAGTTTGTCCGTCATCACTCAAATACTGAATAATATGTGACGGCTGCACAAACTCTAAAAACTCACCACTATCGTCAGTTCGACGTAACGCATAAGCATTTCCATCAAGCAACATCTGTGCAACCATCGATTGCCAAAAGTTAAAGCGATTAGCTAATCGACTCGGTCGTTGCAAAATTTTGTCAAGTGACTTTTTATCACTGTGAAATTTAACGCGAGCAATGTCTGAACTAATAATATTGACGGCCGTCCATACATCGCTGTTGCGTAGCGCACGATTGGCATTGAGATAACCACCGCCAAAAAACATTTGACTACTTGTTGATGAACGCGTACCCCCAGATCCCCTGATAGGTTGACTTCTTCTTTCAAAAAACATTACTCACCTCCTTTAATTTCACGCGTGAACCAACTAATAGCCAAAAGGAACACGCCTAATACAATAAAACCAACTATTATGTGTAATAAAAAAGCAGCCAACGTAATCGCTGCTGCTCCTAAAACAGAACTAATATCTGAAATATATTTCAAAATCCAAAACCTCCATTCGTGAAGTAGTCGTTCATTTGATCATCGTTCATTCTGTCAAACTCGCTCTGATCTGATGTTACAAAGTCTTCAAAATGATAAATGCCCTGTTTGAGTGCATCAATCAAAGCATCAACCAAATCAATCTTTAATGTCGCCTTGTTTTTGTCAATTTTGATACCGTTGTTGTCGCTTGTAATCACTGCATTCATCAAAGACTTCTCCATCATCGGATCATCAAGCCGAGATATACGACCTTCTATAAAACTGTCCTGCAGCCACTTGGTTGGCTCGTTCAAACTCAGCGTACCTTGTCTAACTGGAAGCATCGTCCAAGTGGTTGCCTCTTCAACTGCTTGAATGAACGCATAACCATGAGCGGAATCATAAGCAAAGATCAAAACTTCTAACTCATATTCTTCAACAAAGTCCATTAACCATTGATAGACAAAACCGTTATCAATTAAGCCGCGTTGATGTTGTGTAATACTTGCAAATCCTTTCACTTCCATATCACGATAGTTAATACCATCTTGTTTTTCCTTAGCTTCAATACTTCCAGCTTTGTGCCAAGGAATAAACGAATGTTGATATAAATGTAAGTGCTGTTTATCATTTTTATCAGTGTATGGGAATACAAATGCCAATGCTGCGTCATCGCTAGTCATAGAGTTATCAAAACCGATATAAACCTGTCGCTTGTGCATATCAAAGTCTGAAACAACAGCATTTTGAACATCTTCAAGTGAAAATGCAGCGTTTTCTTCCGCATTTAACCAAATATTCATGTTTTTGACAAGAAAATCATTGATTTTACCTTGTGACATGAGTGTATTTCGCTCTGATACAAGTCCGTTTAATAGCTTCATTCGTTGACTTTTAAGACCTAACAGCGGGTTTGACTTCTCCCAAGTCTCTGGTTTAAACACTTCATCGGGGCTGTCTTGTGACCACACAGCCAAAAAGAAGTCATCTAGCTTATGTGCCCCACTTTTGATATCATTGGCAACGTTTCTAATGTCTTCTCGTAAAGGTGCATTAGGGTTTTGATATGCTGTACTGATCATTAAAAACAAGGCTTCTTCATTTTTGACCTGTCCGGATGTTATTTTCCCAAACGCTTCACGGTTTTTTTGATCACCGGCCTCATCGAATATGGCTGTAGTGGCGTGATAACTATCGAACTTACCGCCATCTGCCGAGAGTCGTTGGATAACGTTATTTTTAGACCTCATCGTGATACTTTCATAGGTATCTGATATGTCATTATCGAGATTTTTAAAAACACCATTGCGCATTTTGTTAATCGTGCCACGGATATAGCCATATAGTTTTTTAGATTGTGCAACTGTATTGGAAGCAACAATAATATCTTGGTTGTTTTTCTTATATGACTGCACAAAAAAATCGTAAGTAGCTAACACACTGGCAATATATGTCTTGCCTTGCCCACGTGCTATACTTGCGATTGCTTTCCGATAACGCTTGCCACCTGTTTTTTTGTTGCGCCAACCTACCAATGAACCTAGAATAAAAATCTCCCAATCCATTAACGGCAATGGCACGCCAGCATCGGGGTCTGGAACGTATTGAGCAAACAATAAAAGACCATCAACGTATTTTGGGTCAAACTCATAGTCCCAATCTTTGCGTTTCAGATCTTCAATATGTCGTTTAGCAGGCAATATAAGTAGCTCACCGGCTACTATTTTCCCGTCAACAACATCACGGGTATATTGCGTCACCTCATCCATCACATAACTCCTTAAAGTGTAATATATATTGTTGATTGGTTTAAACCTCATTGATCTGGCACACATCTGAAGAATTAAATTAACCACCCATCTGAGAAACGATGTCATCTGTTTCACCAGTATTATTTTCTGGAACGACATCAGATAATATTGAACTTCGACTAATTGGGTCCATCCCCAAAGACGATCCAAGTGACTTAATGTTCTTGACTGCGTTATTTAATACATCAACTGCCGGATTCTTTTTCATCTTGTCATCTTCAAAGATAACAACACCGTGTTCTTTAATTACAGCTCTGGCTTGTCGACTGACAGAAACCTGTGCCACGAATTCTTCCAAAATTGAACTATCTAGATCTTTAAGAATACCCTTAGCATTGAACTCTTGCACAATATGCTTGTAAAGCGTTTTTTCTTCCGAAGTTAAACGAGCAGGTGGTGATTTAATCGCTTGAAAATCTTTATTGTTTTCAATAGATTTTTTAGCGCGTTCAGACCTATCTTTATGCGGTGAATTAACATTACTTAATTTTGGTTTTCTACCACTTGCATTTGTTCCAGCCACCTTATCACCTCCTTTCAGTAAAAGTTATTTTCTGTCACTTTTCAAATTCATTTTCTGGCACATTTATTGAAAGCTTCAGCTATACTACGTTTTCCTTTTTTCAACCGCATAGCCCCCCATAGGAAGCACACAGAGACGATTTTAATGTATTTTAATACAAATACACACAAACACAAACACAATTAAACGTCTTAAATCGTCTTTAATTCATTAAATTTAATTGGAATATATTTTATATCTTTAATAGGCACAGCTTGCTTATTAATCGTGTTGCTCTTTCCAGTACCATAGTGTTCTTGTTCCCACTCGGTCTTAGCTTTATGTGAAGCCATAGATGTTAAGACAAGATTGCTGATGTCATCCTTAAGTTCTGGTGCAAACTCTATTGGTACAATGTGATCGACTAACTTACCCAGAACAATCAGGCCATCACGTAGCGCATACTGATCTAACCCATTGTCACGTTCGATAACTTGCTTACGTAACTGCTTCCACTGCTTTGTGTTATAGAAGGCAATGCGCTCCTTAATCTTGGTATCGCGATTACGCTTGACATTGTATGTCTTGTCAAACTGCTTTGTCTCTCGGGGATGTAACGCAACATGTTGTGAGCAATATCTATCCGTAAATGGTATCAACTTACGGCAACCTTGATGTGCGCATGTGTGTACTTTAGTTCCCACTATGCCACCTCCTTTCAATGTTTAACTGTAAAATAAAAAGCGCATAAGCGCTCGTAGTAATGTTTTTAATGAATATATATTGTAACAACGGTAACTAGTCCAAAGAAAATGCCAGGCACATTGGCGATAATAACAGGCCAATCTTTGTAAGTTTTATTCCAGCCATACCCAGTCCAAAGTGTTGCGTTGATCATAGCAACAAGTGGTTGTAAAAACCCTACTGGATGTCCCGAAAAGTTACTGATGATTTGTGGAATATAAGATATGTACATAGCGATACACATGGCTGTAGCTAATTTACTAAGTAGTTTTAACCTTCTAACTTTTTGCGGCGATATAGCATCCTCATTTTCAGGGTACTTCGATGTATCAATTCTCACGGTAATCCTCCTGGATACTTTAATAGTTGTTATATATCATAACACTTATCAGAAGAATCATCTAATATGATTATCTCCTCAACCACATCATGTGGCTCTTGTAATCAATACTACGGTTATCCATCACTTCCGCTCTAATCTGCACACGCGCTCTTGCATGCCTTGCTACGCTCTCACGCCTTATCTCGTCTGCATGTTTCATATTGATATCTGTTGCATCGCGTATATGTCTATTGCGCTTCCGTTGCTTGTTTACTTCATTCATGATTTACTCCATGCAAAAGGTCCAATTTGCGTATCTGTTTTAGATTCGCAAATTGGACCGCTTATTTTTATGTACTAAAAAGCCGCCGTTAGATTGAACTAACTAGCGGTTTATTTAATTTAACTGTAATTTGTTTTTTATACTGTCAGACAATAATTGAGAAAAGTTTAAACCAGCTTCTCGACCAGCCCTGTCAACATATGCCGGTACTGTCAAAGTCTTTTTAACTAACTTATTATCTTCTCGCTCACGAACTAGAGAAGTGTCGACCTTTACAGCCAATAACGCTTCACCTTTATTAACTTGGATATCAAAAGCATCAGTATACTGTGGTAGGTCGATATTTTCATCTTCCGCAACCAATAAGTAACCTTCTAATGCGTCTTTAGCCATATCTGAGGCTTCAGCAACGTTTGCACCAAAGGTGTTCACGTTTGGTAAATCATGAAACTTAACACCGATAGCGTCTTCGTCATGATATAAAGTAGCATAATAAATGTATTTCATATTAATCACCATTCAATCTTGAGTACAACAAAGCAAGGCTATTTATAGCCTAGAGCCTTGATAATGTTTTGAGCTGTTCCTTTTGCTATGGCGCTGTTACCGTGATTCGGAATTGTTACTAACTCGTGCGTTGCTTTATTAAGGAATTGGTGGTGACTTCCCTTAACTCTAACAACTTCAAATCCTTTTACTTTAGCCATTTTGGACAGCTTTTTAAAATTGTACTCAACCATGATTGCTCCTTTCAATATAATAATTATAACACGTGTATTAATACGTGTCAATTAAATATATTGAGTTGAGCTAGTCTTTTTGAATAAGTTTAGTTTTTTACTTAATTCATAACTTCATCAATACGTTGCTTTGCTATTTCAAAATATTTTGAATCCAGCTCTATACCGATAAAATCACGATCTACATTGACTGCAGCAACTCCTGTGCTACCAGACCCCATTGTATTATCTAAAATAATATCTCCAGGTATCGTATACGTTTTTATCAAGTACTCTAGTAAATCTACTGGTTTTTGCGTCGGATGCACACCTTTGCCACTGACACTTGGTTGTGCATATTCTAAAATATCAATTGGAAAACGCTCACCATTACTTTTTGATTCAGCACCATTATGTGCTCGGTAATTTCTAGATAAGCTTGCCTTTTTGCGATTAAAATAAGGTTTAAATCCCTTACGCATTTGCGGATTATAAGTGGGTAATTTTTTATAAAATACCAACACTTCTTCCACCACTCGCAATGGCATTTTATGAGCGTTCAAAAATCCAACAGCTCGTGCCTTTTTCCATATCCATTTATAGCGATACAATCGTTTATTTGATGAGATTAACTCATTTGCAAATAATCCTTGACCAAACAAAACAATTGCACCATTATCTTTGATTAGGCGTTCATAGTTTTCCCATAATTTATCAAATGGAATTACTTTGTCCCAATCATTAGCAGTCGTGCCATAGGGTAGATCACATAATATCATGTCCACACTCTTATCAGGCAGCTTTGCCATTTCTTCCAACGTTTCACCTTGTAGTATTTTTACCATAGTCCTCCAAATTATATTAAATTGCTTGCTATACAAGCAATGGTTTATGCAAAAAATAATCAAGCATGTTAACTTGAATTATTCGATAATACCAATATAGCATCTTAATACAGACACGCGTGCGACATCAATGTGACATTTTCAGCTACTGGTAAATATGAAAATCATGTACCTCTTCAAAAGTATCGGCAAAATACAAAAAGGCTAGATCGCGCTTACGCATTAATTGTCTAGACGAATATTGAAACTTACTCCCCATATCTAACCAATTCATGCCATCAATATACCTTGTCTCGAGTATCTGACGGTAGGGATATTTGATGAAACTAATTGCAGTTTTTATCTTATCAAACAATATACGTGCCTCGATTTGCTTATTCAACCGAGTTTCAACTGAATTCCCAAATGTTTCTGACCGTGGCATATCTGACATAGTTGGTGACTTTAAACCACCCATCTCTTCATGAGCTATTCTGGCAATCCGTTCCACCTCGACCTCGAAAAACTGACGGACGTTGCTAATCGTTGCTGCTTCATTTATATCAGGTAGTAACTGCATTTTTCGTCTTGCTCCTCAAATATTATGTACGACGGCAAACCGTCATTTATGTCGCTTAATTTGCTCTAACCGAATACCAAATGCGTATGTCAACGCTGTAACCACAACGATGGCCACGCATAATACTGTAAATTCCAAAAAGTGTTGTAAATTAATACCTATTTCAATCATGTTAATATCCTTTTTTAATCAATCAATCCGATGTCAATAAACATATCAATTTCATCTTCATATCCTTGCATTTGAGTTTCCACTAGTGCTTCTGCTTCTTCGCCCATGTTTCATCCCCCTCATCAATTTTTGTTATCGACCGTGCTACATCGTCAATGGCGTAAATTTTGCCACCAATAAGCGCTTGCACGTCCAAGGCAAGTTCGTAAGGCATACGCCCCAATCTTTCCTTGTGTGGTACCCTATCATCACTGACAACGTAGCTAATCATATAATACGCAAAGCTTCTTCAAAGCCAAATTTCAATACTTTTCCTGATTTTCTGTTCTTGATCATTGCTGGTTGCTGATTATCGTTAATAAATCGACGACACGCAATCGCATCCCCTTTAAAATAAAGTTTATTTGTTTTCAATCCAATAACCTGATGCATTATTCTTTCACCTCATATTCAAATGATGTACCGCTGCGATGCGTTCATCTATTTTAATGCCAACTAAATGATAGGTTGATAGAAATGTATCAATTCCCATCTCACCAGCCATTTGGTGGTGCTCACGGCATAATTGCTCTGCTCTTAACTTCAAGTGGTTCATATGCTCACGATTGCCACCATTGGCGCCAACTGTTTCCAAATGATGTAAGTCACTCGGCCTTTGGCCACAAATGACACAGCACTTATTCATCAAACACTGATATTCCCAATGCGCAATTTCTTGTGTTTCAAGTTCATTTAAAGGTTTCACACTCAAGCCAATGTTATGAATTGCCGCGTAATCGAGCAACATATTAATAAACTGATTTGCAGATGTTTTATTGCCCTTACCAATACTCAAACTAAACTCACCAAAATCTAAACCATAGTAATATTCATAGCAGGCATAAAAGTGATTTTTCAATGTGACTGGTGTTTCCAGCCATTCACCACCAACCTGTGCCAACCAAATATCATTTAGCAGCGCAAACGCAAATTTACGTTGCTGTGGCGAGACACCATTTTCATCACTGGCAATAATCGATAAAATTTGTGGCTTATCTACCGCGCTATATTGATACAATTTGAAAATATCATCCGCACTCATTTGTAAAGTCACAAGGCCATTGTTTGCATCTAGCTTATTCACTTGTCCGAATAGTTCTGTCATGTATTTATCAGGCCTCGCACCTTCTCGCATGGTTACGCCATGTCATATATCGGTTGACTAGAATGGCAAGTCTTTCTCATCAATGTTGATACCATTACCACCATTTGCAAACGGATTAGGCGCTGCAGGTGTCGTTTGTGTACCTTGTCCAAACATTTGATTTTGGGAAAAAGTACCCTGTTGCGTTTGTGCTTGTTGTGCAGGCTGATTGAACTGACCAAACCCACCATTATTTTTTGGGGATGCTGGTGAGCTAAATCCTTTATTATTACTACCAAAGTTACTACCGCTATTTGCATTATTTGGTAACATCGCCCCTTCTGGTCGTTTCACACCTGATGGCTTACTTCCTGCAGGATCAAACTTATTGTGAGACTTCACCGACAAGTTAAACTGCCCTTTATTGTTAGCTTCCCAATCAACCGTCACATTCATTTGCTTGCCAACAAGTCCACGCACAAATTGATTAATATCATATAGCGGTGTCCCATCCGGTACTGCTGCCGCAACTAATACCGTGTTGAAACTCTTCTTTGATCGCTCTAGTGCTTCCGCTGATGTTTCATCCCAAACCACATTATCAAAGCGAATTTTGCCACCTGCATATTGACCATCAACAACTTCAAAATCAAGTACGGCCATTTCTTTGTCGCCTTTTTTCGTCATCGTCACGGTTGACGTATCAGAAACTCTCACATTGTACTTACCTGATTCTTCCACCACTTGTCCTAATACATTGTTGCTGTCTACTACTAATCCGAATCCCATTTACTTTTCCTCTTTCTTCTTTGCTGTAATTAATTCGTCTGCTTTAATTAGTACACGATCATCAATTCTATTTTTGGCATGATTGCCTTTTTCAGTATCTAACTCAATAAAACGTTGGCCATTCTCTTTGTAAATACGACCAACCACATCAAACGGTCCACTTAAAGCATTAAACGTTTTCGGGTTCATATCAGGTTCATAACGACCACCACCGATTAAGCCCGAGGCACCATTATCAATTTGATGCGCGGTGGCCAAAACGATCAACCCAGATGCCCGCAGATACATCCCCAAATCACGAAACCATAGTTGTAACTTCTGATAATTTTGGCGATTATCTTTGCTGGCATTGTCAATGTTTTCCAAGACCCAATTTTGCAGTGCTGTCACATTGTCTAAAATGATTGTGTTGTAAATGCCACTCATTAAAGCTTCATTCAGTTGTGCAGATACTTGATTTTGTAAGGTCGTGGCATCGGTATGATCATACGCGAATACGCGAATATCTTTGGTCCCAACTAATGCATTGGTTGACCCATCAAAACTAAACAATAATTTGTTACCGGATAATTGTTTGGCCAAAGATGTTTTACCTGTCCCGCCTTCACCATAAATGAAATACATATTTCCCATTGGCATGATTTGTCCAGGCTCATAAACTCTCATGACTCACCTCTAAACTCAATTTCATTAGCATTCATAAAAGTGGCCACCGCTTGTAAATCTTCAACTGTTCCTGTGACATACAATAATCGTGTAAACCTTGGCTCATTGACTGTTGCCGTTTGTGCTGGCATTGGGGATGCTTGAACGTCTACAATTGGTGGCGTGTGTACTTGACGTGGCGCCTCCGCTATCACTTCGCCAGTTTCTGTATCAACGACCTTATCAGCAACAGTCACTTCAGCAGTATGTTGTTGCCGTTCTTTTTCAGCTGTCATTTCAGCAACAGCTCGTGCCGCTTCTAAGCGCTTATCTCGTTTGACCACATCATTATCAATGTCTAGCATAATTTCAGCTAAGGACTTGTAATCTAGACTATGAATATAGCCTTCCGGATCGAATGATTTGTTCTCAGCATAATTACGAATGGCGATGGTGTCTGTTGCTCGCTGTGCTTTGGCCTTAACTAATAAATCAAGCTGTGGTTCAAGATGTTCTTCAACAAAGGCAAACTTTGGTCGTGTGCCGTTGAAATTCCCCTTGTTAAACCACTTATCATTGATTTCAATATCAGGACTAATATCTAACTCATCAGCTCGCTGAACCAACCACTCATTTAAGCCATCACGTCTTTTTTGTTTCTCTATCTCGTCAAAGACTTTGACGTCTTTGTCTATATCATCAGCAGCATCCTTAGCTTTCTTTTCATAATCAATCACAATTTCTGAAACATCTTCAAATGGCTTCAATAATTCCGTCTTCACTTTACTACGCCATGCCGCTGACTCTTTCGCTGCGTTACGTAAATCTGCACGTGATTTAGTTGCACCTCGTAATGTTTCTTCGGTAACAATAAAATTACTATGCCTGTTTAAAATTTGTTCAAAATCTTTTTTGAACTGATCAACATTTTCAAACTTAACTTGACCATCGGCAACGCCAATCTGGGGTTTTGTTAACTCATTCATTTGACTCCCTCTCTCTTTCTTGCTACGATTGAGATATAAATACTTTTGAATAATTTATACCTAACGTCTAACCACTCCAATGGCTAGGCGCTTTTTTCTGCTCTCATTTCTCTAAGTATCTTGATTGCAGTTGGTGCTGATAAGAAAACTGAGTCCATCGAATACTCATCACGTGATACGACATATTCGACCATGATTCTTAAATCACCACTCGCCTTCAAGCGTTTACCTAATTCTTCTAAACTAATTGCTTGGAAACTAGGCGACCTACTATTTGTTACAATACCAGACGCCTTTATTTTTATTATTGATGTGACCAAGCTTATAGCCCCTGTGTCCATTCAGGTAAATCCTCCTTGATAATCTTCTCCGGTTGGCTAGATAATTGTGTTTGACCCTCTCTGACAAATCCAGGCGTTACACTATCACGCTTGCCATACCCTTTATTTTGTTTTGGTAGTTCTGGTGTGAAATCATACTCATCTTCCCAACCGGATTGGTAAAACCATGTGCCAGCCTGTTTAATATATTCGCTAGCTGTGCCTTTAGCCTTAATCTGTTTTTTATAGTCTAATAACTTATTTTTGATCAGTTCTGGACTAACACCATTCTTGATGGCTTTATTAAATGCTTTCTCGGCTTTTGATTTTCCCTGTTTACGATTTTTGGGATATTGAGACCATATTTCTTCAAAGTGATCATTATTATTAATTAATCTATTAGTTGATTTATTAATTAATATATTATCTACGCCGTTTGCGGGGGTAGGCTCCCCTCGTTTTTGAGGGGACGGTACGCTCGATTTCGGGGATAGGGTCCCCTCGTTTTCTGGTGTAGGGTATACTCGATTTTGAGGGTAGGCCGGTACAACTTTTAGTAATCTTTTTTCAATCACTTTAGATTCTTTTTTGTAAGTTAATTGACTTTCAATAATACCCTTACTGTATAAATCACTCAAAGCAGTTTGAACTGTTTTAACGCTTTTTTTAAACCTATCAGCTATTTTTTGATTGCTTGGGAAAGCTGCACCAGTAATGTTTTCAAATGTATAAATATACCCAATCAAACGTGCTTGGAAGTCAGTAATGTTATCTAATTCATCTACCCAAGCAGGAATTTGCGTGAAGTATTTAATGTCTTGCTCTTCTGCCATGATTACCTTTCCATCGCATGATTAATCTTCCACGCTGCTTCTTCTGGCGGATAACCTAATTCAATTAGCTTATAATAATCGCGTTTCGCTTCGCGCTCATCAAACTTGCGTTCGTCATAAGTAAACCAGACGATGCCGCCAATAATGATGACGAACCATACTGCTGCTGTTATCATGTGCTACCTCCTAAATTTCACCATCGTATATCTTGCCAACCGATACTGCAGCCTTGAATTTTTCCCATGACAGTAACGGAATAATTCCCCCACGTTCAAATGGAATAAATGGTGCATCATCACGTCCTAACAGATATTTGCGTAAGGTCGTGATACTTGTACGTTCGTAAAGCTCTAGCTGATTCATTGTTAATGATGGTGGCCAACCAATTTCATGATACAAACGCAACTCTTCAATTCTTTCTGGTGTTAATTGGAATGCTATTGCCATAGTTAACCTCTCTCCGATAATTTAATATCCAAGTATTTACGTATTTTCGCTCGTAATGTGACAAAATAAGTTCCCGTATGGCCATTCATTGCTTTAGCAACATCTGAGTGATCACGTTTAATACCCTTAGCAACATCTGACTTGTTTAAATTCAAACGCGCTGCATCAGCACGCAGGTTTTCTGCTATTTGATTATTCACATCTCTACTCCCTTTTAATATCCCTAATGTCTGGGTTTTATATTTAAAAAAATACTGCCTCACGGCATGATTTTTGTATTAGATTTGTAAGTTTCTATTTACAAGTTGAATTTATTCAACTATAATTACATAATAAACACGCGCAAATAAAGTACATTAAACCTTATCAGTCGGCCAAGAATGATAGTGTAATACTCTTTTTTGCTTGCTTAAAATATAAAACTAACTTACAAGAATAAGTATAGTTGGAAATAACCAACAAGTCAACACTTTTGTTGGTTATTTCCAACATGTACTATATTCAAAATACAAGGATGTTGATATGACAACGATTTACGATAGAATTAAAGAAGCATCTGACAAAAGAAAAATGTCTATAGACTCTGTTAACGACAGGGCTGGTCTCAGTAACAAAGCTATTTATGGTTGGAAAAAGTCAACACCCAAGGCTGATAATTTGCAAAAAGTTGCTGATGTTCTCAACGTTTCAACAGACTATCTACTTGGGCGTACTGATAGAATGAACTTATCAAGCACTGATTCTCAAAAAGAAGTGGATATTAAAGATGCCTTGGAACATGATATTATGTTAGCGTTCGATGGCAAGCCCATTTCTGATAAATATAAACGGATTATACTTGAATTATTAAGCGAAGAAGATGATTAATATATGGACTCATACGAATACGATTTGACACCATACCAAGAACGCTTAGAAGAAACTATTGTTAATTATCAGATTAAAATAAAACATGTCACAGTTGAACCAACCGATCCATCATTCGCTTATCCTAATAAAAATATTATCATTATAAATGATGCCTATAATTCTAAAATATCCCCTATTTTTATTTTGGCACACGAAATTTACCACATCACACAAAAAAGTATTGATCAACAAATATATGCATTCTCTCCTCTTGCTAAACGCACAGAAGAAAAGAATGCGCACTTATTTGCTATACGTTTATTCTTTAAAAGTATCGATGAAGGCTATGTACCCAATTATATAGCTGTGATGTATGCGCTTGGCTTACCATTGTCAATGGAACATCTAGTTCGCCAAGTTTGGTTAGAACATTCAAAACCATTTTCAGTTAATTAATATTATGTGCTGAACAACCACATTAAAAGGTTTAAAGGAGATATATATGGGACTTTTTTCAGAAAAAGAAAAAGTTGATTTATTTACTGCAACAACATCAGAAACTACTTTCTATATTAAATCTAGTAAAACAACAGTCAGACTTGACAATAAGTTTGTGAGAGTAGCTAGAGGTGGTGTTAGCAATGCCATATTGCAAGGTTTAGACGGTGAAAAAAGTATTTTATTGAGTTCTATTACAGCCTTCCAGATCAAAGAGCCAGGACTAATGACTGGTTATATGCAATTGATTTATCCTGGGTCATCTGATATCAAAGCAGGAGTATGGTCAGCGATTCAGGACGAAAACACTATCGCTTTTATCAAAAGTGAAAAATCTATAGTTTTGGCTATTAAAAACGCCATTGAAGAAAAATTAAGTTGATTAATTCATGCCCTAGCGGGCGTATATATCAGACAATGAAGTCTTTAAAATAAGACAAATAAAAAAGCACACATTTTATTGACAGACAACAAATTTCCATACATATTGACAATGATGTCATAAAAATAAAAATTAAGTAAGAGGATATATAATGGCAGCCGCAGGACCACAAATAAAAAAAACCGGAAAAATTGTACGAATTATTAGTAAAGATGAAGTAATTGTTAACTTAGGGAGTAAAGATAGTATTTACCAAGGGCAGGGATTCGAAATAATAAAACAAGGTGAACATATTATTGATCCAGAAAATGGTCTAGACTTAGGTGGCTTCCCATTTACTGTAGCAACTCTAAACGCTTACTTTGTAGAAGAAAGTTTCTCGGTTCTTCGTACACAAGCAAAAGCATTCACACCGTTTAATAATTTTCCCGGAACCAGCCCCCTGGTTTCTGTCGAATTTACACATATAAATGTTGACGAGGATAGCATTGAACCACTAATAGAATTAAACGATACAAAAATAGTTGTAGGTGATATTGTAAAAACAATTTAATATTTATATTTAATACACATTATGTTATAATTAACTCAATGTATGGCACCCGATACCGTTATGGTGGGCGCTAAGCTAAGGGACTGAGTTAATTGTTAATTAATTCAGCCCCTTTTCTGTTGGAGAAATATATGGAAACAGACCGATCATTTAAAACTATACAGCAACTAATCAACATTTTAATCGAAAAACACAACGTCAGTTTTGAAAACCCCTTGGCAGCTGAACGTATATTAATCGACCACTCGTATTATACTTTAATAAATGGCTACCAAGAGGCTCTTATTAATAATTCAGGTCATGAACAATTATTAAATATTAACCTTGAAACACTTGAAGCTCTTCATGTTTATGAATCAAATATTTCTTCCATTTTTTTGCGTGCCATTGTGGATATTGAGCAAACTTTAAAATTTTCAATACAATATGTCGTGGCCCTACACTTTGGTATAAATCAAGATGATTATTTAAATCCTGGTAATTATAATGAAACTCAAATTAATAAAGACACAAAATATAAAGTATTAGATGATTTTAAAAAAATTGTTACAGGTAAATATAGTGATGGAAATATTATAAAAAATGAACGAGTATCAAGTTCATTAAAGTACCATCGTATTTCCGGAAATGTTCCACCATGGATACTAAGTAATGAACTAATGTTTGGAAATGTTTTAAGGTGGTTTAAAATCCTACCACTATCTCTTTGCACTGAAGTACTAAATATGGCCTTCCCAAATATCAAAATGGAAAAAACAAAAAACAAATCTGAGCAAGATGAAACAATAGAATTTTTCTCGATTGCTTTTGAGTTATTACGAAACTATCGAAACGGATTTGCACATGGTACTGTTATTTCAAAAATATACACAAAAACAAAACTTCAATTCAAACACATCAAAACATTGTTTGATAATCCTATTCCTGTTGTAAAATCAGATTTTTTAGATAAAGAAAAGCATTATGGTGCAAATGATTTGTTAGCTTTGTCAATAATAATATGTTCATTATCTCCAGAAAAACACTTATATTTTTTTAAACTAAACTTGATAGGATATCTGAAAAGTTTAGATACAACTTTCCCGAATGTAGATAACTCTGTGCTGCAAAAAATCTTCAGAATGCCTACTAATTTTTCTGATAGACTAACTATCCTATTGTCCAATACCGGTAATGGATAACAATTAAAACTTGTCTCTTTATTCTGTAAAAGAGAAATTTAGTCCACAAAGTCTTGACGGAAAACTGCAATAAAAAAGCACACCCATCCGACTAAAGACTAGGTGTGCTAAATCGAGTAAACGCACGGGGTGTTCTTATTAATTATAACAGATGTAAGCCCCCTTTTTAGTATGAGCTTTAGGAGGCTTTTTATATGGCAAGTTTTGAAAAACGTGGTAAGAAATGGCGTGCTATTGTATCTGCAATAGAGGGTATCAACCGTGTAAAAAGAAGCAAAACTTTTAAAACAAAAAAAGAAGCAACGGAATGGGCAATTAAAGTAGAAAATTCTAAAGTCGACGGCTATACAATATCACGTGCAACTATTACCCTCCCCGAATATTTTTTAGAATGGTATGAACGATATAGAAAGCCAAACATAAGAGAATCAACTCAAATGCGTTATATATCCGAGTATAACCGAGTGAAAATTTTATTTGAAGGCGTCAAACTGGAACAACTAAATACGCCACTTGTTCAGGATAAATTAGACGAATACGGTAAAACTGTTGCTCCAGCAACGCTATCAAAATTTTGGGATATTGTAAAATCGTGTTTAAGGGATGCACAGATAGATGGATTAATAAAAAAAGATATTTGGACTCGCGTGAAAACACATTCTACTAAATCAGGAGCTGATAAGGGTGTTCTTTCGGCAACTGATTTTAGTAAGTTGCAATCATATTTATATGATCATATTGATACAAACTCTGACTTAGGAATACTGATTGCTTTGGAGACTGGTGCTCGATTAGGAGAAATTGCTGCTATAACATTAGATGATATTGATTTTGAAAAGAATACAATAAACATTTCAAAATCTTATTCTATAGCCGTGCAAAAATTGACAGAAACTAAAAACATGCAATCGCATAGAATTATAGCTATCACAGAGCAGTTTTCGAAATTACTACACGACAATTCTGACTACCTCCCTTTATATTCTCACTATTACAACAGACAATTTAGCAGACGGTTAAAAGATATTATAGATGCTCTTGATATACCACACCTTAGATTTCACGATTTAAGGCACTCTCACGCTAGTTTTCTACTATACAACGATGTTTCTATTGATTATGTTTCCAAACGCTTAGGTCATAAGAATACGCGTATAACATTAGACGTTTATGCCCACATGTTAAAAGAGAAAGAGACAGAACAAAGTACAATGGCTTTAAAGTTTTTATCGTCAAGTCCCCAAATGTCCCCAGAAAGCAAAAACAACGCCTAA